GGTCCCGTGGGGTTCCGGTAAAAATTCTCCAGCGCGAAGGTATCCCATTCAAGGATGACGGGGGCGCTGCCGCGCCTAGGCATGGCGGGGCGCCCGTCCAGTCGCTCTCTGCTCCCCGGCTCCCGAGTACCGGGTGAAACGGCGTGTGCGCCCTCTTACCTGCGACTTGGCCACACGCTCAGCCGAACTCCTTGATCAGCGCGGCCCGCGACATCCCGGCCGCCTTGTCACCATCCGCCCCGCGTGAGGCTACCGCGTACGCAGCCCATGCGGCCTGGGACGCGCCGTCTGCTGGCCGGTCAAGCCGGGCGCCGTCGCGGACTTCCACATCCTCACCGAGGATGAGCCACGCGCCGGGACCTTCGACGGCTTCGACGCCTACCGTGTCGCCTTCAAGATAGGCGTTCACCCCGTTGGACTTGATGACGTGCAGTGCCACGTAATTGCGGCCAGTGCCTTCCATGCTCACGCTCCCGTCATGCCTGGATCACGGTGTACTTGATTTCCGAGGCGGTACCGTCAGCCCCGAAGTTACACCGGGAGTTCGCGTCACCATACGTGTCTGGCACCCGGATCGCGAACACCTGGCCCGTGGTCATCGAGATGGTGCGCACGGAGGTCGCGGCACCCGTGGTGCCGACGTTCAGCCCGTCGAACACCAGCCCGGAACAGCCGAGCGTGAGGATATGCGTGCCAGCGCCCGTGTTACGGACCAGCAGGACGCACGCGTCAGGGACCGTGTCGGTGCCCGGCGCGACGCCTGAGATCTCGGTGACGATCGCACCTGCGTTCAGCGGCGCGACAGCGTTCTGTGCGGTCATCTCAGGCTCCTCATGCTGCCATGATCGAGTACTTGACTTCGGTCGCCGTGCCGTCCACCCCGAACGGCACGCGCCCGTTAGCGTCACCGTAGTTCGACGGGATGCGGACGATCGCGACCTGGGCGGTCGTCAGCGAGATGGTGCGCGTGCCAGCCCCCGAGGTGGTACCAGGCTGGAGCCCGTCGAGCGTCGCGGCGATGCCGATCGTGATCACATGCGTGCCAGCGCCCGTATTGCGGACCAGCAGGACCACACCCCCCGGAACCGTGTCGGTGCCCGGGGCGGCCCCCGACGTCTCCGTGATGACAGCCCCCGACGAGACGGGAGTCACAGCTACCTGAGCGGTCATGAATTACTCCCTATCATGCGAAGCCCGGCATCGTGTGCGGGTCCAGGAACTCCAGCGCCCGGATAGGCAGCCGGTAATTCTGCGGTATCGCCAGCGTGGACTCGAACGCGCCCACCTCACTGAACGACGGGTCTTCCTCATCACCCGTGATCCCGCGCTGAGTGGCCCAGATATCCCAGATGATCTCCTTGCACCCGGAGATGATGCCCTCAGGAATGATCGTCCGGCCCGCCGTGTACGTCGCCCGCCACGGCCCGTAATAGAAGCCCTGCTGGTTAGCCGTCCAGCAGGTGCCCGTGTCCTTATTGACGAGCAGGTCAGCCGTAAGCCAGCTTGGCCCGCCGTTATAGACCGAGGCGATCGACGTCACCGACGCAGTGGACGGGAGCGGCGCGTGCGCAAGCCGGATCACCGGCCGGTCCCCCGCCGTGATCCAGTCCCCCGTGATCGTCCGGATCACGCACGTCCCGCACTTCTCCTCCACCAGTCCCGTCGCGGCAGCCATCAGCGACCGGAGCGCATTATCGCGGCGCGTGTCGTTGATCGCGAGATGCGCCTTCACCTCATCCAGCCCGACCAGCGACCGGTAGGACGTGACATTGAAATAGTCCGTCAGCGTGATCACCGGGCTCGTGGTCGCCCACTGGCCCCGGTGCAAGCCTTCCTGGAACGTCAGGTAATCCGCGTGATAGTAGCCAGTCGAGTCGTTGACCGGGGTGACCGCAGAAGTCGTCTGATCCGGCAGCGTGACCGTGAACGTGACCGTGGATGGATTCACGAGATTGCCGGCCGAATCCATGATCGCTGCGATCGTCGCCCGGTACAGGGAGCCCAGGTCCGTGCTCACAACAGCGGCCCTCCTCCTGGCTCGGCGGTCAGCGGGTGGCCCCCGGGTGAGGCGGTCGCCCCGCCCGAGGTGGTGCGGGCTGGCCCGGACGATCCGCCCGGTGAGGCAGTGGACAGGCCGTCCGGGCCGATCCGCGCCGTGGCGTAACGCGGCCCGCTCACAAGATTAGCCTGCAACAGGCCGAACCGGCGGTTCGGGCGCGCGATCGGTGACTTCACGGGCGGCCTGGTCGAGCGGATCCGGCCCGGCACGACTGGCGGGACCGCGAACACTGTCGCGGCACGCCCGTTGACGACCAGGCTGCGGCGAGGCGTGACCGGTGCCCGGCGGCCAGTTAGCCGGGAGACAGCGATGACGACGCGGGCGGGCGGCAGTCCCGTGCTCACCCGGCTCCGCTGCGACGGGACGGCGGGAGGCTGGCGCTTGCGGAGAAGGACCGGTGCCATCACCACGGGCGCCGGGATCATCCCCGCCCGGAGCATGCTGCGGCGGGGGATCACCAGCGGCTGACGGCAGCGCAGCGCAGGATGCTGCGGCTGCGGGTACATCTGGCCCGAGCCCGCCAGCATCCCGGTCATGATGCGCTGAGCAGGCTTCCGGACGATCCGGCGGCCCGTCAGCAACGGCGGGATCAGGATGACAGCCGTCGGCACGACGACCGGGGTCATGCCAGTGCGGATGCGCTGCGCGGGTGCCCGCCGCAAGCTCGATGGCATCCTCAGCCAGGCGTGCTGCGGCTGCGGGTACATCTGGCCAGAGCCAGGAATCATGCCAGTCTTGAGACTGCCCTTGGCGCGGCGCACCAGCGCCGACGGCATCCGCAAAGCCGGGTGCTGAGGCTGAGGATACATCTGGCCGGTCCCGGCCAGCATGCCCGTCCGGATGCGCTGCGGGGGAGCCTCGACCACCCGGCGACCCGTGGCGAGCGCACGCACCTGGATACCCGGCGCAGGCGGGACCACTACCACGATTCCGGTAACCAGCCGCTGCGCGGGCTGCCGCAGCAGCCGAACCGGAACCCGGAGCTGCGGGTGCTGCGGCTGGGGGTACATCTGGCCGAGCCCCGGCAGCATGCCCGTGCGAACCTGCCCAGCCCGCCGGACTGGCGGCTTCACCGGGAGCCTCAGCCAGGCGTGCTGCGGCTGCGGGTACATCTGGCCCGAGCCGGGGAGCATGCCCGTGGTGATCGAGCCCCGTGGCCGTCTCAGCAGCTTGACGCCAAGACGGAGAACAGGCGGCAAGGGTGGCAGGACACCCGGGAGCATGCCCGTGCGCCTCTGGCCCGCCTGGCGAACCGGTGGCTTCACAGGCAGCCGCAACTGCGGATGCTGCGGCTGGGGGTACATCTGGCCGGTACCCGGCAGCATGCCAGTCGTGAGACTGCCCTTGGCGCGGCGCACCAGCGCCGACGGCATCCGCAAAGCCGGGTGCTGAGGCTGAGGGTACATCTGGCCCGAGCCAGCGAGCATCCCGGTGCGGATACTGCCCCGCACCGCGCGCACGGAAGGCTGACGCGCCCTGATCATCACGGGCACGACCGGGGCCGCAGCTACCGGCGGCGGTATGCCAGTCGCCCACGGCGGCCACGGCTGAAACGCCTCGAACGGCCCAGCCGCCGGCTCATACTGCCACGGCATCAAGTGAGGCGGCGCCAGCACGCCGCCCCCCGCAGCAACCGCAGGGACCAGTTCCACGATGCCCGCGCTATATGCCTGGCTCAGCGTGGACGTGGACAAGGCCGTGACCGTGCCAGCCCCCGTAACAACGCCATTCCCATCCTGCAGCTCAGCCGAGACCTCAGACGAGCCCGTGTTCGTCTGATCATCCCGCTCAGTCCCCGTGAGCCCCGTCGCCGTCCCAGTCCATGTGCCCGGCGTGTAAGAGACCGCAGTAGCGCCGTCGCGGCCAGTGAACACCGCCAGCACCAGCGAGTTCACCGCGACCGTGATCGAGTTCGTCGTGAGCGCCGTCGCGGCACCCGACGTGCTGCCGCTCGATGCGCCCACCGTCGGCGTCCCATTAGGATCAGAGACCCGGACAATCCACTGCACGGCCTTGTTCGTGGCCACCGCGTAGTTGACCGTGAACGTCGCCCCCGAGTCAGAGGCAGCCGCCACCTTCTGCGCGATCGTGATCGCAGTCGAGTTAGCGGCACCACCCTGAGGGAAACCGCTCAGCTCAGTCCAGGTCCCGCCCGAGCCGCCCGTGATACCCGACGCGCCCAGGACCGGGGAGCCACCCCCGTAGCCGACGACGATCAGCAGCAAGTCACCCACGTTGCACGTCGGGGCAACAACCGTGCCCGAGGCAGCACCCGAGTTGACCAGGGTGACAGTGCCGTACGTGAGCGTGAGAGCCATTGCCTAAGCCCTCCTCACGCCCGGGGGCTCAGGTCAGCCCAGCACTTCCACGTCAAGCCCGTTACAGGTCACGGTAGGCGTACCTGTGGTGGTCGAAAGTGTGCAACCCGCAGTCAGAACCTTGTCTAGGCTCGTGTCGATCGACACGGTGCGCAGCGCCAGCGTCGCCGGGAACGGCTGCGGAGTCGCATAAGTGGTCAACGTCGCACCGAAATGCACAGTGCCCTGCCCCTGCACTTGGCCCGTGCTGCCACCCGCGACCGTAGACAGCACCCTGACCTGCCCCTCCCACCACAGATCCCACGGCATGTTAGACACGACCGGGATCGTATAAGAGTTCGTGACAGCCAGCGCCACACCGCCGATGCCCCCCCAGTAGAAACCCATCGTCACAGCCGGGGTACCGGACGCGCATCCAAACTCACCGTAAGCATGACACAGCAGTCGCGTACCCAGCTCAAGCAACTTCCCCGGGACGATCACCGGAGGCGCGGGGGACATATCTGTTGGGGTAGCGGCTGTAACAGCAGAGCCGGATGCGGTGCCCAGCGGCGGGACCGGTGCCCGCCAGTAGCTACGTGCGCCCACGGATCAGCCCGCCAATCCCACAGCCGGGCCGAGATCATCCGAGGCTGTTCTATGTGATTTGACGACAACCTGGATACTCTCTGGTGAGGGAGCGCCGATGCTTGGCCCGTAATCCATCACAGGACCGGTTGATCCAGCATTTTCACCGAAGGTGGCCACCCAGACACCTTGTGCATCACCGTTAGGCACACGGACCGCAATCTCTGCGAGGGTCATCGCCCGAAGGACAACGCCCAGCCTGGGCTGCCCGCTCTCGGCATACATGATGAAATCGCCCACTTCAAGAGATGTCACGCTGATCATCAGGCAACCCCCTTAGACGGCCGGATTCGCAAGACCAACCAGCGGCCCCAGATCATCCGCTGCGGTCTTATGAGACTTGATGATGGACAGTACGCCAGCATCGAACATGATGATGCGCCCGCTAATCTGCGGGGCATCCGTCCATACCCACCAGGCAGAGGAAGGAGGGGATGCCGTGTAATGCGCTATCTCCTCAGCGGTTGCGGGACGCAACGCGATTCCCGTAGTGGGGAATTCCGTGGCACTGGGGCCGAACTTGCCGAAGATCAGATCACCCACTTCGACGGTATCGATCAGCATGAGGCACTCGCTTCCACGCTAAGGATGCTCGGCGTCCCACCGTCCGCGCGCCACAGCGGCTTCCTCCGCACTGGCATACCAGCCCAGGTTCTTGCTCGTACCATGATGCTGCACGTAGGCCATCCACGGCTTGCCGAACCTCTCGCGGCTAGCCACGAAAGACACGCCCCGGTACCCCGACCGGTTCGTGCTGCGCAGCCCGTCATTCGGATTGAGCATCTGCTGAGAACGTCCGCGTATTCGCAGGTTGCCACGCTGACAGTCGAGTTTGTTCCCATTCTCGTGATCGATGCTGACACGCCACCGTCCCCGCCGACCGCGCTCCGGTGCCGTGGTGGACAGCAATCCCATGCGCAGCGCGACCCAGCGGTGCAGGTAGCCGAGCTGCGGGCTGAACGCATACTTGCCCACCCGACCCTTCCCGCCCGCCATGTGCCACGGCACTGCTGACGCTTTCGCGAAGTCCTCATCACTGACGAGCACTTCCAGTATGGACCCGTCTTGCTTCCTGATTCTGATAGCTGGCATCTCGCCAGTGTATCAACCGTTGGGGTTCTAAACCCCACCTGACCAGGGCTAACGGATAACTCCTCCCACTCGACATCGATCACCCATGCCAGCGGGGTCGTCAGCGCGTTCACGCGGTTGACGAACACGATGCCGTTCGTCACGCCCTTCAGCACCTGCCACTCGTCAGGCTGCTCCCAGTTCAGGATGCCGCCACCACGCGAGGAACACGAGATCTGATACGGGTCCGTGGCCGAAGCGCCGACCGTCGGCGCAGTCGTCGCATACGAGGTCGCGGCGATAGCCACCGCAGCCGGGTAGTTCTGGTTCAGCAAAGCCACAGTGCCCGTGTTCGACGGGGCACCCGTCGGCCCCCCCGTAGACGGGGTGATGCCCAGCACGCAGTTCTGATCCGGCGGCGCTGACGCCGAGCCGACCGTGATCAGCGAGGCGTCCACGCGCTTCAAGTTGAACCCGGAACCAGCCGGGCACATGAGAAATGCCATCGAGATATCGACAGCGACGGCAGTAGCTGACTGCCACTTGACGTGATAGCGGCCCATGACTTACCCCTTACTCGTAGGACGGGCCGACCGGCCCACCGGAGGAGAACTACGCGACACCGGGCTATCCGCCGCCGCCTTCGCCGCGCGCCTCGCCTCAGCCGCCTTCGCCGGATCACGGTAACCCCGCGCCTCCAGCTCAGCCTCAACAAGCCGGGCGCCAGCCGCGTCCCGTGCCCTCCGATACCCCTCCAGCTCCCAGAGAAGACCCTTGATACGCGCGGCGTTATCGTGATTCAAGCGCAGATCGGGGGCTGTCATGGCGTCATCCTCTCACGGCTCCGGGCATGTCGCAGGCTGCACGCACTCTAGCCACCCTCAGTCTCCCGAGGATGGCCAGAGTGCAAGCCCAGCATGTGCATCCGATGACAGCAGATCAGAAGGTCGGCGCGATCATGCCAGTGCCGTTGACCTTCTGCATGCCGTTCGCATACCGGCCGAACGTGTACGCGAAGTACCCGTACACCACCAGCAGGATGCCCAGCGACGGCGCCGAAGGCTGCTCCGCACGGATGAACAGAGGCGCGTTAGCGTCCTCCCAGAGATGACACTCAGACTCCGGAACGACGTACAGCTCGTCCTCAGTGCCAGCCCCCGAGTTCGTCGCGATGTTGTTGTCCACCACCACGCCCAGCCCCGACGGGAGCCGTCCCCGGATGCCCTTGTTGTACGAGGATGCCGGGTCCGCCGTACCACCCGCGTACACCGGGAGGTTCGTGTTGTTGATCAGCGGCCACGAGGTGGTGAGCTGCGACTCCATCCAGTACCAGCGCCGCGAGTGCATGATCGCGTGCGATGGGGTGCCCATCGCGAGCAGCGCTGCTTCGACACCGGATGCCGCCGACAGGATCTTCGGGTACAGGAGCGCGACCGTAGGCGAGCCGGTCGTGAACGCGGTGGACGTCGCCACGGCCGAGAGCCCGGTCACAGCCTGCGTGATCAGGGTCGAGTCCAGCGTGGTCGCATACCGCTTGAACATGTCCTGCAAGATCACGTCATCGATCCCGGTGCCCCGGTCTACGGCCTGACGCGACACGATCTGCTGGCCAGCCGCAGTCTGCACGGGAATCGTGAGCAGAGTGTCATCCATCGCGGTGCCGCCCACGTCCGCGTTCTCAGAGGCTTGGAGGCCGACTGAGGATGCGGTCGTGATGCGCGAGATGTTGACGCTCATGCCGCTCGGGGGGAGCGGGTGCCCGTTGCAGATGTCGGCGAAGGGCCGGAGCGCGGCGGTGGCTGGCGCGTACATATCTGTCAGATACTGCGGAACAGTGAGCCCGGCGAAGGCTCCGGTGCCGACTCCGGCTGGCGGCGTGCGTTCCAGGTAGGGCTGTCCGGCGCGATCGACTCGCTCCTCGTGCATGTGAGCGGTGAGGCGCGCATTGGCTGCCGGGTCCTGGTAAATGTACTGCCTGCACACGTCCCGCAGGAACTGGCTGCCGCCTGGGTCGCTCTGCCTGCTGTAGGTGTGCTCCTCGCGGGTGACGACGGCGCGTGGCTCGTACTCGCGGCTAGTGGGGAGCGCGCCGGGGGTGTGGCCGGTGCGGGCGCGGTCGGCGGTGGCGCGTTCCTCATCCTTGACGCGCTGCGCCTTGGCGAGCTTGTGGTTGATGCCGTCTTCATCGGACTTGGCGAGGTCCCGCTGGGCGAACAGCTCTGTGACGCGGCTGTCTTCTTCGTCAGTGAGGTTGGACCGGCCTTCGCGGGTGGCTGTGTCGATGATCAAGGTGATCTCGGCGGTGGCGCGGCGCTGCCGGTTCTGTGAGGCTTCGAGTTCTACCTGCATCTGCGCGATGAGGTCTTCAAGGCTGGCCATGACAGTCCTCCGATAGGGGTGAACGACTCGTCTTAGTGGAATGTGTCGTCCGGTCAGAGGTGCCGGAAACCTTCGTGACCCGCGATCAGATGTGCCGTGGGTGGAAGCAGACGCAGGCTACTGTACCTCATGCTGCATGTTTTCGGCGGTAGCCGCGATGGCACGCTCCAGGTTGTCAGCAATGAGGTGCAGCCGCGATGGATCATCAGCGGCGAATCCGATCACCACATTGCAGGCGTGGTGAGCGAGGCCACGGCGGCAGCGGGCGCATGAGCGCTTGGCCGGGCAACAGTGATGATCATGATCTACATCGATCATGCCATCCGGGTCAAGCGGGTCAAGACACAGGAAGCAGCAGCCGTCTTGTGCCAGCCACAACGCGGCCCATGCCGCCGCCGTCAAGCCGTGCATCTGACGGCGGCGAAGTGCCCGCCTCTCATCGCGGGTCATGCTGCGATACTGAGTGCGCGCCTTCTCTGCGATGATCTCGCGGTTGTCGGCAGCGCGCTGGCGTGCCGCCGCGCGAAGTCTCTCACTGTTAGCGGCATACCAGCGACGGCGCCTAGCGCAGATCTGCTCATGAGTCAATGCCATCAGCCGAGCAGCCTGGCGCGCACGAGTGTCACAGAGCGCCCGTTCGCGGGTGCGGTGCGGGCTGGCGGCACGGCGGGCTTCGGCGGCGCCGCGTTGGCGTCCCCGGCATCGTCGGGATCGTAGAGTCCCATGAGCGCCATGAGCGCGTCGGCTGTCTCCTCGGCGGCGGTGACGAGCGCGAGTGCCTGGGCGACTTCGGGCGGGAGGCTGGCGAGATCAGCCCCGGCGATTAGCTCAGACATCTCATCGAGCGTGGCATCAAGCGCGGTGACGAGCGCGCCAGCGTCATCATCCGGATCGGCGTCGGCGCGGACGGCCCGCCGGACGGCGGCGACACTGCGGGCCACCCTGACAGCTTCCGCGCGCACCGGCAGCGGCATCTTCCTGAGGTCGCGGAGCATGTCGGAGGCACGCGCGGTGATCGTCGTGAACGGGTTCGCGCCGTAATTGACGGCGCTGACATCGCCCCGGTTGATGTCGGCTTCCGTGATCCGGAACAGGTCGAAATCCTCGTTCCACCAGCCTTCATTGAGCATGAAGGCAAAGGACATCTCGGTGATGATGCCGTCATCAAGCGCGGACTGGAGATCGCGGACATCCTGCCGGTTGAGGTTGAGGAAGGCGTGGGTGCCGAGCCCGGAGTCATCGGCGTAGATCTCCAGCGACGGATCGTGCCCGTTCGGTCCCGGGATCGAGCGAGCCATCGTCAGACCCTTGTGATTGACCAGGAACGCAACGTCGGGTCCGGCAGCCAGCGATTTATCGAAGGCAACATGATCAACTTCTTCTGTGTATGGCCCAAAGCAGTCCCACATTTCGTAGCCTTGCCCGAAGGTAGAGGCGTAACCCTCGAACTCTAGCAGCTTCTG